TGAGGCGCAGGAACTCGACGGCGCGGTTCATCTTGAGCAGACGCGCATCCGCGCCCTCGCGGATGGCGGCGCGACGCTGCTTGTGAGCCTCGGCGATCCGCTCGAACTGAGGGTTCGAGGTGGCCTTGATTCCGTCGAGGAGGTTCAGGGTGTTCATGTCTCAGGAGCCTCCTTTCAGGATCCGGTGGCGGCCTTGTCGGGGACCGCGTTGGCGTCGCCCGGAACGGGCTGAACGACATTGACGATGGGAGTGCCGTCGGTCGTCTGACCGACGATCACACCGAACGGGTCGGAGTTCGACGCCGTGGTGAGGGTGGCGCGGTTGGAGCCGTTGGCCGCCACGATGTAGACCGGCGTGCCGGAGCCCATGGTTTCCGCGTCCCAGCCGGTGACCGGGAAGGCGAAGGCGCCCACCAGGGCAACTGAGGCCCAGCCCGGGTTCAGCGAGTTCGCCGTGTTCCGGGTTGCGGTGACCGTCATCATGCCGGTCGTGTAGGTGACGGGCTTGCCGCCGACCTCCTGCGCGAAGCCCACGATGGAACCGATCTTGACCGGGTCGCCAGCCAGCGTCGGGTCGTCGTTCTTCGACGGGTCGTTTCCACGCAGAGGCAGCGGCAGGCTGATCCACTGCCCGTACTTGAAGACCTCATTGGTGGCCATCAGTACGCGCTCCCCTTCAGCAGGTCACGGATCTCGGCGAGGTCGCTGTCGGACGTCCCGGACGGACTGGTGTACGACGAGGTCGACTCGGTCAGGCCGAGGTTCGACGGCTCGCGGTGCTCCAGGCTGGTCCGTTCGGTCTCACGCAGCAGCTTCTTGAGGTACTCACGCTCGTGGGTGATCGACTCGTGCAGGTCCTGGTCCGGACGGTAGGACTGCGCGAGACGGATCATCGAAGGAAGGGGGAGCTTCGCTTCGAGCAGCTCGGTGAGAACGTCACCAGTGCTCTTGGACTCCTTGAGCGCCTTGTCGGCGACCTCGGCCCGGTCGCGCAGGTACGTGATGGCCTCGGCGAGCTTCTGATTCTCGCGAGCCTGCCTCGCGGCCTCGCTCTGCGCCTCACGGAGCGCCTGCGCCATGCGAGCCACGTCGACCGAAACCTGGTCGAGGTTCTCCTTGACGCTCTCCTTGAGGGCGGCGACCTCGTTGCGCAGGTCACCCGATCCGAGGGTGGAGGGGATGGTGGTGGTAGCGGCTGCCGTGGTGGGCGGCGCTGTGGGCTGCTCGACGGCCGGAGGGGACTCCGGCACGGCCGACTCAGTCATAGTGACGAGCCTTCCTCCCGCTCCAGCGCGGGTGACGAGGTCAACGGAAAGACCCTCGGATATTCGGCGAACTATTCGCCCTGCCGGGGTCTCTTCGATCTGGCCAGCGGCACGGATCGACAAGCCGATGACGTTGTTGAGTTCCTGTACCAGGGACTTGGCGTTCTCGGTGAACTGGACCCGGGAGAACAGACCCCGGCCGTCCTTGCCGTCTTCGAATGCCGCGTCGTCAAGCAGATAGCCAGCCAGGTCTCGAACGCTGCGCTCGGGGCGCTCCATCTCTTCGGTACCCGTGGGGTGGTCGAAGTAGATATGCGTTCCAGATGGAAAGGCGGTGGCTCCGTCACGAGCCAGAACGTCAGCCGGGTAGTAGCCGCTGCTGCCCTGGATGTCGGCCTCGATAAGGCATACGCGCCAGATACCTTTGCCGGACGAGGGGTCCGGCGTAAGGGTCGCGGACTCCCGCAACGTTTCCTGGTTCATACGCCCCCTCGCTGATCAACGACGAGGCACACACTAATAGCACTGGTGACTAAAAGTCCCAACGGGAAGAGAACAATTTTATTCATCCCGCAGTTCGTGGTCCGCGTAGGACATTGGATCCGGCTGTTTCGGGGCGGCGTTTGAGCGGGAGTTTCCGGACTTCAAGGGGGCAGGGGTACCTGGCCCGCCCGTGCCATCGGTGCCAGTTTCGCCGGAATTGGTGGGGGGTTTTCCTGGATTTGCCGACGACGGAGGTTCCTGAGTCCCCTGGGCTGTTCCGCCCGCCACAAGCGGAAGTTTGTCAATCATCGGCGCCCTACGGTCGAAGTCTTCCCACTTGTCATGCCAGGCGTCGAGAACCATAGCGCGTGCTTCGTCTGCTGACACCAGTCCCAGTCGAATTGCCATATCGAGCGCCTGCATGCGGCGATGGACGGGCTCTTCGGAGATCTCCGGCCAGCGCAACCTCACCTTCAGGCCCAGTACTTTGAAGATCTGGCGGAATGTTTCGTCCATGACCTTCTGGCGAGCCTGCATCACCAGGATCGTCGAGGTGTCCAGGGAGGTAGCCGCCGCGTTGTTCGCAATGGAGGGATCCTCCAGCAGGGCGGGGAGGGGAACATCCAGGGCTGAAGCAATCATGGCGGCCAGCGGCCTGCCGGAGTCGAAGTCGACCTTGGTGTTGCCGCCCACGGACGACAGATCCTGCCCCGCACCCAGCACTGCCGAACCGCCCACGTTCAGAGGCGCTCCGGTGGCGGGATCGAGGCGCGGGCTCTGGGCGATGGCAGCGGCAGTGCGTCGTACCGACCGGGACTTGTCAGAGGTGACCTTCCAGGCGAAGCGCGCGTAGGCTTTCGTGAGCGTCGAGCAGTTCTCCAGATACTCCTTGTACGCCTTGGTCCACCAGACGGCGGGCAGCACGTCGGGGATGCCCCAACGCCAGCCGGTCAGCCGGTTGAAGGGGACGTGCACGAGCACCTTCGTGTTGTCGACCGGATCACCTGCGATGTTCGCGGCTCCGCGATTGCGCCCCATGGTCCGCAGTCCGGCGGGCGTCGGATACCAGCAATCCCGGAAGGAGAACTTCGCCGCCCCGCCCGAGTCTCCTTCACGGTCTGCGCGCATCCAGCTCCGGCCTCGCGCGGCAGCCTTTGGTGCGGTGATGGGGCTCAGCTCTATGTCGTTGCCGAAGTCGAGTTCGAGATCCCAGTCGTTCCAGGTGCGGCGGATATACATCAGCCGCTCCCGGTTGCCGCGCTGAGAAACCCCCTCGGTTATCTCCTCGAAGGGGACGCGTTGTACTTCCTTCGTCCGGCGGTCTACGAGGAAGAAGAGGTTGCCGTCGGTTCCCGAACTTCGCTCCAGCTCAAGCTGGGCGAGAGGTCCGGTCAGTACTTCCTCGATACCCTCGGGAAGCTCGGGCTCGACGTTCACAGTCCTGGGCCGACCTGGTCCCTGGATGAACTCCTTCGGGACAACCGATACACCAGAGCCCCAGATGTAGCCGGTGCGCACACGAAGACCACGACCGACTAGGGGATTGACCGTAGCGACGGCCCGACACAAGTCACTCGCGTGGTGCAGGGCGTCCAGCGTGAACGAGTTGGCGTTTTCTGCCATACCCATCAGGGGACGCCAGCCGATGTCCTCCAGGGCGAGCTGCGCACGGCCGAACTCTCCGGCCTCACGCATCTCCTCGGAGACCAGACCAACCAGTTCCTCGTTGTGGGCTTCGAGATTGCTCACGAAAGTCTGGATTTCCGTGAGTGACATCTCTTCGAGGGACCTCGGCATCTTCATGTGATCACCTTAACGGCCCGTTTGCCTCCGTGAGGAAGGGTTGGGGACTGATAGTCCAGGGGTTTGTTCCACCTTTTCGAGCATTGGCATTGCGTCGTCGCAGGAGTCTGCGAGCCGCTTCAGCGCCCTATCCCGAAGAGGAGAAGACGGGGTCGATTTCATCAACATCATTGCCAGGTGCACATATAGTTTTCCAACTTCGCCATTCTCTCTTGCCCTGGCGACTATCCGGCGTACGGCGGCTTCCGACCTGTCGTACATTGCGTCACCTCCCGCCTACTCTTTGCCCACCTCGCCAACGGCCATGAAGAACGGCATGCGGTAGAAATAGCCCGGATGCCCGAGCCGCATCGTGTTGTCGTTGTAGAGATCGACGAACCGCTGCATCTGCTCATCGGAGAAGTGCTGGTAGTAGAACTTCGCCCGCCCGCAGTAGACGGGTGGCAGCGGCTCCCCCGGAATGGCGACACGCTCGGGCCCGGTGAGCACTTCACTCAGGTACGCCTTGTACGTCTTGTCGGTGGGTTCCACCACCCACCCCTCGGCGATCAGGCCTAGGAACTTCTCCGGATGCAGTGACCCGCAGAACGAGCAGAACGGACCGGGATCACGTCCGGAGACTTCATCCGGATCCCGATCATCCTTACGCCAGGTGTCCTGGTTCTCCTCGTGATCCCAAGGCCCGAACTCGTTCATGCGGCGAAGGCAGGTCTGAGACTCAGCCATGGTCAGCTCCAACCGGTCGGCGTGGTGGGGGGTTCTGCATCTCCGCGTGCCCATCGAACCGCTTCACGTGCGGCTTCAGTGCCGCGCCGCCCATCGGCCCTGGGTTCGGGGTAGACCGGGTCGGGCCGAGCTGTGCTGGCATCGGTGTGAATGGTGGCGTTCGCAGGCTGGGCGCACACACAGGTATTGCTGCGGTACGCCTGCGTGAACGGATGGGGGTGACGATGGGACTCATAGTGCAGTCCGCATCGACAGTTTCCGGCGTTGCTGTGGGGGCTGCGCTCGTACTCGTGGATGTGGGTCACGTTCACTCCCAGGATGGACGGTCGGCAGGTTCAGTACGGAGCGATCACAGTCTCGGGATCCGTCAGCCACTCTTCCTCGCCGTACATACCGGCCACCTCTACCGCCGTCTCGGCGACGATGTCGCCTTGCTGAAGACCATCGGCAACGGGCGCCGTGGCGTAGGCGACAGCGTCGGCAAGGTCGGGCGAGCGGCCGTATTCAGATCTCATCGCCTCCTTCGAAGCGATGAGCAGGCGGCCGTTCTTGATCGAGTAGAAGACCATCTTCAGGTCGTCGGCGATCAGCTCGTCAGGGTCGATCAGCTTCACCGAGCCGTTGCGCATCTTCTGACGGAGCTGGTCGAACCAGTAAGCCCTTGCGTTGTAGAAGCCGTAGACCGAGCCGCCCACATTTGCTGGAGGGGAAGCCGACCCGTGCATCTCGTACACCGTGAACCAGGGGTCGGGCAGCAGTGCGGCACGGGCGTTGAGGGTGTCGATGACGCCAGCCCCCAGGCCGACGCCGTCGACTCGGATCTCCACCCAGGGTGCCTTGCGTTCTTCCTTCAGGCGCTCGGCGATGTCCAGCACCTTGTACGCCGACGACACAGTGTCGACGCCGGACCATGACTCCTCGATCTGCGCGGTCACGCCCGAGTAGGAGGCAACCACTGTCTTGTCGGAGCCGAAGCGGGCAACGTCCACGCCCAGGCGCAGGATCGAGTACTTTGACGGCACAGGTGGTTCGTCGATCGCGTCGGCAATGAGCGACGGCGAGAACAGCGACGACTGGCTCTGCTCGGGGAACTTGGCGTCGATCTTCGATATGTAGCGAGGGTCCTTCTCTCCCCAGTCGGCCAGACGCTCCTCTGCCCACTCTCGGGAGATGAGCACTTCGTTCAGCAGCCTCGGCACTGGCTCGCCAGTGAAGTTCGGTGTGGTCGATGCCGGGATCGAGACGCGGTTCCAGAGGTGGGCTGTCTTGGGCTCCAGGAAGTTCTTGCCGAACTCCGTGTTGCGGTCGTCGGGGTTCCCGATGGCCAGGATGCGGCAACCGACGTTCGTGGTGATGGCCTCAACGCCGGTCCAGATCTCCTCCGGCACGCCACACGCTTCATCCAACAGGACCAGCACGAAGCGCCGGTGGATGCCGTGGAAGGAGTGCCGGTCGCCCTTGGCTGGCTTACGGCCGAATCCGACGATCTGACCGTCGGCCAGCTTCCATTCATCTGCCTGCGTCACTCGACCTGGCATGGGGTACTCCCCGCGCTGCGAGTTGGAGTGATGCTTGCGGATCTCCTCCCAGAGGATCTTGTTGACCTGGGCGTACGTTGGGGCAGTCGATACCACTATGGCCTGGCCGGGCGGCTTGGTGGACACCCACCAACAGGCCAGCACGGAGGCGATCATCGAGTTGTGAGTGGGAATCCCGCTTTCGCCGCACAGATACAGGTGGTCTGGTGAGTCGACCTGGATGCACTGCACATCCCGCTCACCGACAGGCTTTACGGAAACGATCCTCCACCCGTCATCACCCCAGCTTCCCTGCTTGCTCAACAGGTGCGAAAGAGCGACTGCGCGAACGTTCGGGTCTGGAAGCAGGTTGGGAGCGTGGGTCCCCATCAGGGCCAGATGCCGCATGGTTGTGCCGTACTGCCGCTCGCGCCGGTAGATCGTGTGCACCCCGGCTGCCCGCATGCGATCCCGGATCGCCGAGATCTCCTCTGGTTCATCCTTGCGCGTCTTCCAGAGCAGCGAGGTTCGACCGAGGGGATCCAGGACCGCCTTCTCCCTCAATGAGTCCGACAGCACTTCGCGGGCGTCCCACTCCGCCCCACGGGGGAAGATCTCCGGAACTTTCCCCGGAACCACTGCGATTCCCTGGAGCCGGGCCAGCTCTTTCGTGGACATGATCTGCGCCCGGTGATGCCACAAACCCGTCTCCACCGGGACCCCGGCACGGTCGGATTTGATCTGGATGTCAGCCAGGATCTGAAGCGGAAGGACGGGCCAGAGATGGTCGCCGGAAGCGACGATTTCCTCGGTGACGCCGCCTCGTTCGAGGCGAACCCTGTAGGACTCCGCCTTGTGCTCGCCCGTCGTGGCGACTACCGACACCGGCTTGCCGTCGGCGCCCAACACCGTCATGCCTTCGTGCACGTCGCCCATAGCCACCAGCCCGTCGGGCGTGTGTACCAACTCGTCCAGCCCCAGGGCCTTCCCGGTGCCGTGACATGAAGCGACGACGGTCCTCTTGTTGTGGATGAGCGAGTCGCAGATCTCGCGCTGCTTACTCCACAGGTGGACCCCCAGAACGTCCCTGGCCCAGCCCGCAGGATCGTTTACCCAACCGGCCTGACGCGCCTGGTTTCTGAAGTACGCCTCAGCGTCAGTGGCTATGCGCTCTTCCTGTGAAAGCATGCCGCCCCTTTCTCGTACGACGAGTACAGCATTCCTTATGGGGCAGGCTTTTCGGTAACCTAGTGGTGCCCCATCCGGTCGGCACAGGGCGGACCGGTCTCCACTTCCAGGGGCTGAGGAATCGTCAGAGAAGGCCCGCGCGTGCATATGCCGCCGGGCCTTTCCTCACGCATGGCTCGGCCGACCTACATGGGGGTCGATGCGTGAACCTCGGTGTCAAGTACGCCAGATGAGTCACGGGATGTACCCGGATCGCGCCATTTGCGGCAGGTTCTGGAGTGATCTCTTGGCTGCTTAGGGTAAGAAGACGGGGGTGGGTTGCAGTCATTTAATGGGGGACTTGTGGCCGGTACTGCCCCCCGTAGACAGAAGTGCTAGGGTTCTCGAACTTCCGGTCTACATTCCAACTTTCCTTTCCGAGCACTCTGTGCCACTCTTTAAAACATGAGGAACATGTACCCGAAACCGTGCAGCATCTGCCAGGGAACTGTTCCAGCCGGTGAAGGGACCCTGCGCAGGGAGGGCTCTGGCTGGAGCCTCACCCATGCCGACGCCTGCCCACGGGGGGCCGAAGAGGGCGGCGCAATCCGCCAGGGGTACGCGCAGGCGTATACGCGCCGCGTCATGGGCGTGCTGCGTCGCAGCGACGCCACTCTCGAAGAGGTCCTGACGGCCGTTGATGGCCTTTCTGCTCTCGCGCGCACGCGTTGGACGAGCGTTGAGACCTGCGAGCGGATCCTGCTGGGCTCACCCGCCCTCAGCGGGATGGAGCGCCTGGAAGTCGAGGGGATTCTGAGCCACCTCGTGATGGAGGAATCACACGCCTGACGACAGGCCGAGCGTGCCAAGCAGATCGAGGAGGGCCCCTCTGGGGTCCTCCTCTTTCAGTGCGTAGGCAGCCAGGTGCAACTTGGCTGCCCGGTGGCATGGTTCGCACTGCCCGCACGGCGCCACGGCGTCTCCCCGGGCGTCCGGATCAATCTGCCTGGCAAGTTCTTCGAGTCGCAGGCAAGCGCGTTCTATGGTCACGGCCGAGACGGGCGTGATGTCCATGCCTTCCTCCTTCGCCGAGGGTTGAAAATGGCCTAGGTCATGTGGTTCTCTTAAAGAGGGCTTACGCGCCCCATCGGAAAGGAGAACCCACAAGATGCTTTTTGAGACTGCTGCTGCCAAGGTCGCCGCTGGCGCCCTCCTCGCGGGAGGCGTCACGTTCGGTGGCGTGGCTGCCACCGACTGCCCTACCGGTCAGGAGATGACCGTCATGGGCTGTGCCACGGTCAAGAACTACGACGACGAAACGATCCGGCAGGGAACCGGCTCCACGTCGTTCGTGACAGTCGATGTGGACTTCCGCGACAACGACGGCAACCGCACTTCTTCCGGCATGAGCAACCAGGACCAGTTCGAGTGGCTGGGCGGCAAGAAGCCCGGCAAGAACGGGGACGGCATGCTGATCGAGGTCAAGCAGATCAGCACGGGGAAGGGTGGCTGGGGCTCCCTGTACCAGGGCTGGATCCCGGTCAAGTTCACCTCGGCCCCCAAGATGTTCAATTGACGTCAAGCGCGTCAACGGCACTGAGTGTCAGGCCCCGTTCTTCACGAGCGGGGCCTACTCCGCCTCTCGCTCCGGCCAGTGCCAGGTTCCGCCATCGTGAGCGCCTTCCATTTGCACGCAATGCTCTTGGAAGAACATGCCGGTTGGATTGAAGACATTCAGCCCCACGTCCCACATCTCCGAGTCTTCCAGCGTTACCGGATTCAGGGCAGGGCCATGGACGATCGTGACGATCGCAGCCCGGCACTCCTTGGTGTAAGCCTGGGTGCCGTCTTCGCGGATGGGGGTGCCGTGCGAAACGTAGTGCACGATGCGGCCAACGGTCGGCTTCACGGGGTCTCACTTCCTCTTGGCGGTACAGGAGGGTGCTTGAGTGGTGCGCCACCACGGTGCGTGCCGCTGGCCGTAGATGCAGCACCATCGAGCCATCGTCCAGGAGGTCTGCACTCAGACCTCCTGGACAAGGATGTCCCGGGTGTCCCAGGGGGTATGCCGCTGGAGCAGCCTGAACTTCGCACCCGACTCTCGCAGGTACGGAATGAGCACACGGCCCTTGCGTACTTCAGGGTGGTCGGTGTTCATGTCGTCCCCCATGATGAGCCCGGGGGACGTGACGAGATCCTCGGCGAGCAGGTACTCCCGCATCGTGGTCGCGCCGTCGTTGTCGGCGTCCAGGTAGACGACGTCGAACCTCGCGCCGTTGACGGCCATCTCCCGCATGACCCTGACGGAGTCGCCGGTGCAGAAGGTGCAGAGGCTGCCCAGCCCCTCCGAGTCGACGGCGGAGCGCGCCTGGATGGGATCCAGGTCGATGCCGACATATTCGCTGCCGGGATGCTGCTCCAGCAGGCGGGCGAAAGCGAGTGTTGAATGTCCGTCGCCTTCGAGATGCTCCTGGTCCAGGTTTCGCAGTACTCCAACTTCCAGGACGCGCAGCTTCTTCTTGCCGGAGCGCTGCATGAAAGCGGGCAGCTCGTCAGAGATGATGTCGCCGATCGTCGTCACGCAAAGAGAGTACCGGACGAGACGTAAATCAGAGGAGCTGGGACCGTGAAATCAGTGCCGCCTACACAGCAAGAACGGATGGGGCTTTGCGCATGCCCTCACTGGCTCTCTCGCGCAGGCATCAGCGACGAGTGGATTCGCGAGGTGGAGCGACGGGCTCGGATGAGGTGGCTTTGCGTCTTCTGTCATCGGCCATTGCTGCCAGATGACTCCGGCGATTAGTCCGTCTCCTCCATGACCGGCGCCAGTTCTATTGGCCCCGCGCCAGCCCCCATCTTGACGACGGCTGCCTTGTTGCGGGCGATGGCGTCAGCGGCCATCGCAGGGAAAACCGAGTTCCACATGACCTCGACCGCCTCCCGGGACTCCTCAGGGAGGATCTCTACGATCTTCTCCAGCATCCCTATACGGATCACGTCGATCGCCGTGGTGACGAGCTGGGTTTGGGCCTGGGTCAGTCGCACCTGCTCGTCGCGCAAGCGGTCCTTCTTCAGGTCCATCAGCTCAGTGATCTCGCGGATTGTCTCGATCATGTTCTTGACGTTCCGGCCCTGAGTCATCAGGTCACCGGCCATCACCTGGTCCCACAGTGCCTGGATGACACGCTCCAGCCTGTTGAGCTGAAGCATGCGCATCTGCACGACAGACATCGAGGTCGCCTGGTTCTCCAGGTACGAGGTCATGCGCTCGTGTACGGCCTCGACGTCCATGCCCACCTTGGCCGCGATCTGAGCCAAGGTCATACCCTGTGAGGCGTAGTCGACCATCACTTGGGCGAGCGAGTCGTGAGCCACTACTGCTCCTCAGTGAGGTTCGTCTTCCGTATGAGACGGATCCCGTTCTGATACATCGGATGCCGAGTGCACTCCAGGAGGCGATCGAGCCATGCGGTCGCAAGCTCATTGTCGAGGTCGACATGAACCGTAACCTCTTGGGTGTTGGTCATGGAGTCTCTACCGTCTTTCGTCGCGACGTTGGGCGCACGCCTCAACGCGAATGGGTTGAGTTGCAGTGCAGGGGGATGCTGCACCGAAGTTGTTCGGTTCGATTCCCCCTTGTCGACCCGAACAACTTCCTCAGATCGAGATGCCGACCTCGGCCCACGCCTCTCGAACCGCCGGGTTCAGCCCGCCTGAGTGGCGCCACGTTGCCGCAGCCAGATTCCGAAAGCTTGAACGTGGGCCGAGATCCTGCATGGCGCGGCGCCACATCGCCAGCGGTCGTCCCCAGCTCGGCTCGCCGGTCTTCTCGCACAGGATGGCGAAGGCCCGATTGGGGATGCCCGAGTTGATGTGAACTCCGCCGTTGTCGTGACGGACCTTGGCATACTGGTCCATGTGGCCCGGCTGAGGATCCCGGCCAAGGATCGGTGAGTCGTAGGCCTGCCCGGGACGGAGCATGTCCCGAACGGCCGATACACCATCGGCCATGATCTCTTCCCCGATG